GCCATCATGCATTAACTTCTGGAGTAAAGCCTCACGGACATCCTTGACTTGCAACTTGTCGTTGAGGATGTAGTGCTTCGGACTGTTGACCATGTCTGGTCTCAGGTCAGGAAAGTCTGTAGCGTGAAGATCTTGTACCTGCTCAAAAAATGAAGCCCAGTCTTTTCTTGGTTCTGTCATTATGCTTCTCCTTCTGGTTTGCTGTGTAGTAATTCAATCTCTTCTTCTGATAGGTCTTGCATGAACTTGGCCATAGCGGCGGACTGTTCATCGCCTAAATCAAAATCTCCATTTTCAATGGCGAGATCCCCGACTTCGATCACTTCATCTGTATGATGTTGTGATAGGAAAACCAACCCTGCAATCACTGATATGCAATCTGCTAAGGCCCCACCTTCCGGGGTCTCAGGATCAAACCCATCTTCTGGTTTCTCTAAATTGAAACCGTACATAAATTGCAATGTATGATCATCTGTGATCTTGATCTTTATGTACGCTTCATTCTTATCGACTGTAAACTTCATTTCTCTTTAAACCACTTATCCGGTATCTGTTTATCAGCGTACTGGAAACCGTTCTTGGTACACCAGTCCCCGTAACTTGTCTTCGATCCTTTACGAATCTTAGACTTGGAGTTGGAGAATACGAAGCGTATGTCGTACTTGTCCCCACATTGTTCTTTGATCCAGAGGTGCTTCTTGCGATCCTCTAGGGTGAACCTGCCTTTTGTTTCAACCACAATACCATTAGGCAGGATAAAATCAGGAGTGTACGTTCGATCAATAGCGGGTTGTGTAAAGCTAATTCTTGAAGATGGATCTTCGTACTTAACCACCAAACCTCGCTTTTTGATTTGATCCGCAACAGTCTTTTCCAAACCTGATCGATAGCCATGCTTTCTAGCCGCCCTGCTGAACTTCATCAGTTGTCTCTGCTTCATTGTAGACTGTGTAGTATTTCCACGGTCTAGTCTTGGCCGTACTAGCGGCAGATGGCTTATACTGTAGATTGTCCCAACATTGGAACTTGTAATCACAGAAAGCACATGTCATTCCTAGATGACGATTCCCTGTTGTCTTTTTGCGGTATGTCTCTTCGACATCTTCAAAGCAACGCTCTAACGGCTTGTCTGCTTCTATGGTGCGCTTGGTAGCAACCATGTCAGCTTCAACAGTCTTGATCAAATTTTGATCTTCTTCTGCCTCAACAAACTTCATTTCTCCAGTGGACTTATTGACAACAATCCAACCACCGAAAGGTTTCCCAGATGCACGTGCGTAGGCATAGCCTTGAGACACATAGCCAAAGGGATCGTCATTGCGCATCGACGCAAAGTCTTTGAACTTGTTCTGGAATGAGTAAGGAGAAGCTGACTTCACGTCCCATACTTTACCGTCGATGACGACATCGTATTCACCGTTAATCGTTTCGCCATCAAGTTCCATTGATACCTTGCCTGACACAGACTCGACAGGAACCCCGGCTAGCTTCATGATAAACAAGGACAGTACTTCCACAGAATCCCCGATCAACATACGCATCACGAAGTCATACTGTTTCTCTTCTGCCATGTCCGGGTAGTGCTTCTGAAACCACAACTGGCAAGTTGGCCTACCCAAATTACTCATGCGAAGTGTGAAATCTTTGCGAGGTTCTGTGAACTGTTTGCGTAGTGACTGCTTGAACTGTTCACCGGCTTCTTCAATCAATTCATCAGAAACGGGGGATAAGTCCCCCGCCCCGATCTTTTGAAGAAGATTACGAACCTTGATTTCGTGTTCGTTTGGGATCTTCATTTAGAATCCTAATTCATCTTCGACGACTTCAACACCAACAGCTTCGACAACAGTGTTGTCTGACTGCTTGCTCTTTAACGACTCATCGTGCTTCTGACGAATATCGTCGTTGACCATCTTAATGGTCTCTAAGATATTGCGCATAATCTCAGCATCACCTTCAGTGATCTCTAAGAGGTTTGCAAAGTCAGGGGCAAAATGAGGAGTGAAGTACGTCACTGAGCCTTTCTTGTGGCGTTGTGTTGTCAGAGTCGATTCGACTTGTTGGAACATCACGCCCTTAGAATTACATCCTTCAATGACTTCCTTACTGAAGTTAAGGAACGATGCACCTTTAGTGCGGAAGAGACATGGAGTAGTTTCTACAGTCTTCTTCTCACCCGCCGCAGTTGTGCCTTCCATGGCGACAACACCGTAGAGATAGCGGAAGCACGTAATCCCTGTGTACTTCTTCTTCGCATCATCTGACAGTGCGTGGTAATCCTTACCTGCAGGGCGGCCACAACGAACAGTTCCTTTTTCGTCGATAGGCTCATCTCCCATCCGATGAATAATCGAACGGTTGACTACTTCTTCAGCTTCCGCATCGTAATGCAGATACTGCATGAAATCTCCGAATACACGGAGTTTAACTTCTTTGGCGTACACGGCTTCATCACCAGTACCCAAAACGAACAGACCTTTTTTGAGTTCGTTGCCATCAGCATCTTCATCCTGATAGTTGATCTTTAAGAGCGGAAGGAGGTTTGTAGTCTCATCCTGCTGTTGTTGCTGACCACCGCCCATCATTGCCATAAGCTGATTGGCGTTCATATCACTGTACACTTGTACATTACTCATAGATAACGTCTCCGTTTAACCAAGTTTCCCCTGCTTTGATTTCAATGGCTAGGGGTAATGCCATTTCATAATCATAACGCTTTTTAATCTCGTGCACAACCCCTTCCATTGCATCGACTAGAATATCTTTTACGATGTCAACTTCATCTGGATGTGTATCCACAACGATACTGTCATGTACAGTCAATACACATAACGACTGGATGTGTCGATTTTTCATCATTTTATAAGCACGTATGCAAGCCAGAGGGACAATGTCCGCAGTGGCAAATGACTGCACTGGGTAGTTCACAATCTGAGTACCATAGGTCACCCAACCGTTTGCCTCCCGCTTGGCATCGGGCCATGCCAGTTCTCTACCTGACGGGAGGACAACCTTTGTGGTTGCCAGTACATTATTACGTAACGTCTCATGCCACACGGCTAATCCTTCGTAGATGTTGAAGTACTCTTGAAAGTAGTTCTGTACGTGTGGAGGTTCTCCCGCCCCACGGCCTCCATAGAGTGGTGCAAAGGTGTAGGCTTTCGCTTGCTGTCTTTCATCTTTAGACACGTCACTAGCAGGCTTTTGGTTGATGATTGAAGCAGTCTGCTTATGCACATCTTTACCTTCTAAGATGTCTGAGATGATCTGAGCATCTTTCGATAACTCTCCAGCTACCCTGAACTCCAATCCACTGAAGTCAGCCTCAATGATCTTTCCTTCATCGAATCGGGACAAGACACACTTACGGACAGGGAACGTACCACCACGAGGCTGATTCTGGAAGTTAGGATCAGACGAAGATAAACGTCCTGTTGAAGTGACACACTGATTGAATGTCGTGTGGAGTAATCCATCAGGGCGTGTATTCCTTCGTATGCCCCCGCAGAAAGAGTTGAGGTAGGTAGATACTGCATTGAGTCTTTTCATCGACTGTAGGAACTCTACGGCCAGATCATTGTGCTTTCTCTGTGCCTGTGTTAGCAGGACACCTACCGCATCTTTACCGGTGACAAATCCATTTGCAGAGACATCTCTAACCCCTTTAGGAGTCAGCTTCAGTCCTGCGACTCTTTCTGTGTCTTTGAAGTCAATACCTGTCCCTCCACATGTTGCGCATCGGGTAGGTTTTTTGAAAGGAGTACCGTCCTTCTTGGTCTTAAAGAACGTACCTTGACCTTCGCAGTCTCGACAGGTTTCCCCTGTTTTACGATAAAGAATTTCTGTCTGCCTCTTGACTTCACCTGCAAACTCCTTGTCGGTCATTCGTGGCCGGGGCAGTGGTTTCCCCTGTTGGTTCAAGCCTACATTAAACGAAGACTTCCATTCATTCTTGTCGAGTACACGTCGAGAGTAGATCACTTCAGATAACTGTGCAGGTGAGTTTAAGTTGACCGGCACATCGCCCATCACTTCCCGGCAGATCTCGTACATGCGATTCTCTAGGCGTTCTTTCTCTTCTGTGTATTCTTTCTCAACAGTCTCTAGTTCTTCTAGGTCAATGTGGATGCCGTTCCTTTCCATCTCCAACAAGACTTCTAACATCTCATTCATCATGTTACGTGTCTTACGCAGACTGATGTTCTCTTCCTCTGCGTACTCTGCAACTTGCGACAGGAACACTTCAGCACAAGACAGCACGTCAGAACGTCCGTACTCCTCGACAATCTCCATTGGCATAGCCTCATAGCCTTCCCCTGCTCTAAACCTCTCAGAGACGAGTTCAGACTGCTTGAGATGTACTCTACGACGATTAGAGACAGCATCCAAGTTAAGAGGGGTCTTCTGCCCTCTCATCAGTACGTACTCTCCGATCATCGTGCAGTAGTAGATCTTATTGGAAATATCGAAATTGCTTTGCTGTAGCCAGTGTAAGTCGAACTTGATGTTGTGGCCTACCAAGATGTCGGCCTCTTCGATCATACCTTTCAAATGATTATAAGAATCCAATACGTTATAACTAATTGGAATATCGTCATGTTGAAAGAAGAAATACTGTACGTCATCGAGTGTTGCTCCTTTGTTAACCCACATAGCACCTGCGGATACTAGGTAGTTCTCAGGGTGAAACGGACTGCCATCGACTCTACCGTCATTACGTTGGACCGTAGACTCCACGTCAATTACAAGAATCTTTTTGGCGTTAATCGACATAGCGGCTAATCCTAGGTTCGATCAAACATACAATCGTACCGTGCCATCCTGAGATTTTGTTCTTACCGACACAGAGGTGACGAGTGTAGTCAGGATCTTCATCGACACCATACTCGTGTCTACCGATACCGATGATCAAGTCAGCCTCTGCAAACTTACCAGTCTTACTGCCTTCCATCTCTGTAGGGTTCAAGCGAGTCTTACCTTCAGCATCTGCTGATGCCTGACTAATCGCAATGAATGCAAGGTCATGGCGTTTAGCTATCTCCCTTGCTTGGGTATAGATCTCTCGTAGTTTCTCATCAGTACGGGAGAATGTGCCCTGCACTTGTACCTTATCTAACTGATCCACAACAAGTACGTCAGGCTTGTGGACTTCACAGTAAGCATCGATTGCTTCAATGGACATGCCGTGAGCATCACGAATCTTTACATTGTCTTTGATTGCATTCCACTCAGCCTTGGCGAACTCAGGGTCATCCACCATTTCTTTATCGGTCATGCCGGTCCATGCAGATGCCGCACGAACCATAGTGCGTCGTGCAGGTTCTTCGTTGACGAACGTGTGTACCTTCGCCCCTTGATCTGCAAAACCTCCGGGGCTGTAGCACAAAGAAACGTGGGCGGCTGTCTTACCCGTCTCAGGACGTGCGAATAGAATACAGAGTTCCCCTTTGGTAATGCCGGGTACCTTGTTATCTAAACTCCGAATGTTAAATTTCCAACGATTGTCGTCTGATGTGTCAGCGAGTAGTTCGTCGAGGTCAGTCGTGCATTCTAAAACATCATCGATCACAGTGAAGTCATCGTTCACCTTATCGAGTAGTCTCTTCAGGACAGTCAAATCACGTAGTGACCCAGACTCAATCTCTATTCCGATGTTGGCAATGTCGTTACCGATCTTTTGCTGGTAGGTACGATGCAGAACTTCCTCTGCAATCTCAGGATTGATTGGAGGTCTAGCGGCCAACTCCCGCATGAGTATTTTAATGTTGGCCAACTTCGCATCTGGCATTGTCGGATTCTCAGATTCAAACAATGCTTGAAGGTCTTGGATAGTTAGATCAGTCTCGTACTTCTCATGCGCACGGACCAGTGTTCTATAGACAGGTTTCAAGTCGGAGTCATCGAACAAGGACTGATTCACACGGTGCTTGTTCTTAAGATAAAACTCACGATTGAGTAATAACTGAATGATTTCTTGTTTCACAATATTCCTCCCAGAATCTCGTGTTGGAGAGTCTAGCACAAAGAAAAGAATAAAAAAAGCCCCTCACGAGGAGGGGCTGAACGGGAGGTACTTAAGAAAGGATGACCTGAATATCTGAGGGAGGGAAATATTTCAGGTCATCTGGGAGTAATACTACAGACGTGTTGGTGTAGTCGTCAAGCCTTTTTTTAATTTTTATTGATTTATTTGAAGCGTCTTTATCTAGAGCCACGATAATATGCTGAAACCGAAGTAACCGATGCACATGATTATCGTGAAGGGAAGTACCCAAGAGAGCAATACCAGTATAACCTGCATTACCAACAGCACAGGCAGAAGCAACATCTTCCACAAGAACACCAGTGGTGCCATGGCCAGAGAAAAACAAGAGGTCAGGATTCCTATCATAACGTTTCCATTTCGGTAGTTTCTTTTTGTTCATTGCACGGCCTATTGCCCCTTGCAACTCTCCACTGTCAGGATCTCTAATCAGGAACACAACTCTGTTCTCCCTGATGTCGAGCATTGTCTCTGCATTTGATGCATGAATAGATCGTAAGTACTCTTCATGCTCTACATATAGAACATCAAGGAAATGATCTGGGATCTGGAATGATGGACATGATGATGTCTCTTTGATCTGCTTTTGGCGCAGTTTAGATACAATCATATCCATGGAGTATCCTTTACGCTTTGCACCGGAACAATCGCAGGAAGCCTTGTAGCAGTTCCATACGATGTTACCTTGCTTACGTGTAGCAGTGAAAGTGTTCCTACCGCCACACTCAGGGCAGTTATGTCGTACTGACTCGCCCTCATGTAAATCTAGATTAGAGATTAATTCTGAGAGTTTCATTGGACATGTCCGCTTGATTGTAGCCCGTTCGTTCCACAAATTCATCGTAAGTCACCTCTTCGCCATTCACTAAATATTCGGACTCTATGATCTCTTCGTAACCCGGTTCCCAAAAATCATCCTTCTCTGAAGCGATCACAATATCAAACTCAAAACTATCCTTGTCGTCATCGCACAACCACATGTGCCAATATCTACGATATTCACGCATTTGTATCCTCCTCCTCATCATCCCACCATGGGAA